GAAAAGTCCGTTTCTTCCGAACAGAAAAAAATAGCCCTGCGTGCTGCGTATCTCGGAATGCCCGAGGATCGCGTGGCTGTGCTGTGTGGGTTCTCGTGTGGGAACCCTGCGGGCTGGGGGCAATATCTCATTCGCCATCCGGAATTTAAACGGGAGCTTGAAACCGCTCGCGTCACCGGTGAGGTTGAAATGCAAGGAAGGGTTCTAGATGCGGGCAATGGCTGGCAAGGATCCGCATGGTTGCTAGAACGTACCCGTGGATATGTCGCAAGGGCATCGCTAGAACATACTGGCAAAGGGGGTAAGGAGTTATCGGTTAGCGGCAATCTGCTTGGCGCATTCGGTGGACAATCTAAATAGGATAGGCAATAGGAATAGCGGTATACGGATGGCGGATATGGTAATAGGACGACGGGGGCGGGGGACCACCCAGCAGGGGGGTGGGTGATACCTTATACCCCCATCCGTACCCAACCCAATTTTATGAGTGTCAAGCAAATTAAACGGAAGAAATCCCCTTCACTAGGAATGGGTTCGCATATCCCCGCATGGAAGCAGCGTAAGCTCCTGGAGGAGGCACAACATTTGGCCAACTTCCCTAAGATGATGTTGGGGCTTCGCGATGTGTACCCTTGGCAGGAGAAGGTGCTGGGAGCGTTGAACGAGAAGCATTCCAAGGTGGCCCTTAAAGCCGCGAATGGCTCTGGCAAGACGAGCATGGTAGCCGCGAGCGCGGTCGTCTGGCACATGCTCCGCTGGCCTGGGAGTCTTGTGGTATGTACCGCGGGTGTGTACCGGCAGGTGGCCGATGCCCTGTGGCCGCATCTGCGTAAGATGATCAATGGATTGGGAGGCGAGGAGAATGGATTCTCGATCAAGGATGGAGAGATCCGCTATGTGTACCCGAAGAAGGTGGATGGTCAGGAGTTGGTGAGTAGGTGCATAGGGTTTAGCGCGAGCAATCCTGAGAAAGCGGAGGGCTGGCATGTGCAGGGTCCGAGCAATGATTTGCTGTATATTGTGGATGAGGCGAAGGCGGTACCGGACGGGATATTCCAGTCGATGGAACGGTGCCAGCCAACGCGGACTCTGCTGATGAGCAGCCCCGGGGGTAGCAGCGGCTATTTCTACGATGTATTTCGCAGAAATGATGGGAAGTGGAATACCTTTACGGTGACGGCTTTTGATTGTCCGCATATCCGGAAGGAGTGGATTGATGATCAGTTCGCTAGGTGGGGCGAGGGGCATCCGCTTGTGAGATCGATGATCTACGCGGAGTTCATGGAGGATGACGGGAGTTTGACGGCGGTGAAGACGATCGATTGGCAGAGGGTGGTTAGTGGCCCACCTAAAGAGGATACGGAGGGTCAGCCGTTGACCGCGGGTTGTGACTTCTCGGCTGGTGGAGATGAAAGCGTTCTCGTCATTCGCCAGGGTAATACGGTTAAGGGGCTGGTGCGATGGCGGGATAAGGACACGATGGCCAGTGTGGGTAGGTTCATAGCGGAGTTCAGGAAGTGGAATCTGAAGGCGGCGGATATCTATGCGGATGTGGGCGGCATGGGTGTTGTGATGTGTGACGCGCTCCGCTCCGAGGGTTGGGATGTGCGGCGGGTTAACTTTGGTGAGCGGGCCATTCGGGATGATCAGTTCGTGAATAGGGCGGCGGAGATGTGGATTGAGTTTGGGCGGATGGTGGAGGAAGCGAAGGTGAATCTGGGGCCTGTGGGAACGGACGAGATTCTATTGCAGCAGTTCGTGAGCAGGAAGGTGCGGACTAATGGGAAGGGGAAGCTGACTCTGGAGGGTAAGGATGAGTTACGATCCCGCGGGGTGAATAGTCCGGATCGGGCGGATGCTATGGTACTGGCGTTTTGCGGTGGTGGCGGGAAGCGGATGGATGAGTACCTGAAAGCGTTGGGTGAGGATGGAAGGAGCTTGCTTGAAAGGATGGAGGATGAGATAGGTCCGGTGGAGGAAACTGGGTCTCCGCTTGCTGGATGCGAGGTTGGCGGGTAGGAAGAGGGGTATACATTTATGATGAGCGACAAACAGCGGAATTCGTTGCAGGGCCAGATTGTTGAGGCTGTTGCCCAGCGAAGCCCGTGGGAGATAAGGCAGACGCGATGGTATGAGTTACGCCATCACGGATTGCGACGTACCAATAAGCCCTGGCCCAAGGCCGCGGATCTGCATTGGCCGCTCATTGATACGGCCATCGAGAAGCTCAAGCCGCTGTTCCTCCAGCAGGCGTTGGGCATGGATGTTGTGGCCAGCTTTGTTCCGATGCGCCAGCAGTTGAATGCGTATACGAAGGTGGCGGAGGACTGGTTCAATTATAAGATTCGGGACAAGACCAATTTTACGGACGAAGTCCTGAGCTGGGTGGATTACACGCTGATGAGCGGGCGCGGGGTGATCAAGTGCTTCTGGAATCCTGGTGATAAGCGAGTGGGGTTCGAGGCGATTGACCCGATGTATTTCATTGTGCCGGCATACACCGTGGATTTGCAGGATGCAGATTGGGCGGTGCATGTGATGCCGATGAGTGTGGGAGCGTACAAGCGGATGGCTGGGCAGTTCGGGTGGAAGAGCGATTCCAAGACGATCGAGAAGATTCGGGGTAATCCGCAGCAGGACGATAACGTCCCGGGAGCAGCAACCGAGGAAGACGCAAAGCAACTTCGCGAGGGTATCACTTACACGAGCAATACCGATGGGGTGATTGTGTGGGAGGTGTACAAGAAGCGGGATGACGGGGTGTGGGAGGTTTACCTGTATAGCCCCGCGGCAGTGGATATGGATCTGCGGGATCCGATGGAGTTGCCATATGATCATGGCCAATGTCCCTTCGTGGACTTCCCGTATGAGATCAAGGACAAGGGATGGTTCAGCCCGCGGGGCGTGTGCGAGATCCTGGCTCCGTTCGAGTTGTCGATGACCTCGATGTGGAACCATAAGCACGATGCGATGACGCTCTACAATCGCCCGCTATTTAGGGCGGAACGGGAGCTGCCGAACAGCATCAACCTGCGGTTCTCGCCGGGTCAGATCCTCCCTTATGGCGTGGCCCCGGTCCAGATGCCGCAGCCGCCGGTGAGCTTCGATCAGGAGCTGAACCAGACTCGGGCGGTGGCGGAGAACCGGATCGGTAGTCCGGATTACGCGATGGGCAGTGCAATGGGCGGGGGCAGTGACCGGCGGACGGCGACCGAGATCCAGAGTATCAACGCTCAAGCGATGCAGAGCGGTGATCTGCGGGCGCGACTATTCCGTATGGCACTGGGCAAGATGTACCGGCAAGCTTGGGGACTTTATGTTCAGTATGATTCCAAGAGTTTACGATATCGATTTGCCGAGGACTCGCTGGATGCGGACCCGGTGGCATTGCACGATCAATATGAGCTGGAACCGAAGGGCGGTATGGACATGGTCAGCCGGCAGATGATGGTTCAGCAGGCCATTAACCGTAAGCAACTGTTCCAGAACAGCCCCTGGGTGGATCAGGTGGAGCTGGACAAGAGCATCATGGAGCTGGATGACCCGAGCCTGATCAAAAAACTGATACGGGATCCAGGTCAGAAGCAGCAGGATGAGCTGGAGGACGAGACCAAGACGATCCCGACACTGCTAATCGGCATCCCGGTGCCGGCTAAACCGGGTCAGAACTTCGCGGGCCGTATCGGTGTGCTGATGCAGTACCTGAATGGGGCGATCCAGCAGGGTCAGCAGTTTAGTCCGGCCTCGAAGAATGCGTTTATGGTGCGGATTGACAGCCTGTTGCAGGGGTACGAGCAGGTGGCGACCAATGAAGCGCGGAAATTGCGGGCTGAGATCCAGAAGTTCTTGACCAGCAGCGGTTTGTTGCAGCAGCAGCAGCCCCAGATGCCAATGCCGCCCGCCGGACCAGAACCGCAGATGGTTCAATAAGCTATGACCTGCAAAGATTGCCGATATCGAGCCTCCGACAAGACCTGCCGGCGGTTTCCGCCCACCAGTAGGCCAACTTGCTGGCCCACTGTGCTGGATTTTGATTGGTGCGGAGAATTTTACGCTATGACCGCTATTATTGTGGAGCCTCAGCCCGTTTTGACCTCGATTCCGGTGCAATCACAGCCCCAAGCTCCGTTAATGGAGCAGCTTGAGGAGGGTGTGGCACCGAAGATCAGGTTCCAGAAGGCTAAGAGGCAGGAGAACATCAAGGAGTTGCAGGATTCACCCCTATTCCAATCTTGATATGGCCGAGTACCAAGGAAAGAAAGTATCGCTAGGCAAACCTTTCTACACACCGGGCGAGTCCAAGAAGAAAGCGGTGTACGTCCGCAATCCGAAGGGCACGGTGATCAAGGTTCGCTTCGGTGATCCCAATATGGAGGTTAAGAAAGACGATCCGGAACGGCGCAAGAGCTTCCGAGCGAGGCACAACTGCGATACGGCGAAAGATCCTACGAAACCCAGAACTTGGTCATGTCGGGCATGGTAGATTTATGAAGAAGAAATCGAAGTTCAGCAAACTGGCAACGCAACTCAAGAAGGAGGGCGCGGATGATCCCAAAGCTCTCGCGGCATACATTGGTCGCAAGAATCTTGGGGCCGCAGAGTTCATGCGCCGCGCCGCAGCCGGTCGCAAGAAGGCTAAGTGATGATCTCACTCATTTCACGAGTCCGCGCCGCATGGACTTTTGGCCGGCATCAATGCTGGGTCGATGCGCTTCCTTGGAACAGGGATGACGCGACCACCCTCAATAACTTTTTCAAGAGCGAGACCGGAAAAAAGTTCAAGGACGCTCTCCTGAACACTGTTCTTATGCAGAACGCTTCTGCAATTACGGACAGAAACCATTTGCAATACTCCTCTGGATTTGCAATGGGTCAGGCCAGTCTTGTGAAGGTCATCGAGATGATGGCCGACCGAGAATCAATTACGGGACAGGAAGATGATCCGGATTCTGTCACGAATACATAGGATCAAAGTTGCGGTTGCTGCGTCTGTGCGGACCAGCAAACGAATACAAGCACAATATGTCAGATGAAACAATGAGTGCCGATGCGATGCTCGCTTTGGCCAATGATCACGATGCTGGTGTCGATATCGACAGCCAACCACGGGAGCAGACTCAAAATAAAAACGAGTCAGCTTCGGTTGAGCAAGATTCCTCCAATGAGGGGAATGCCAGTAAAGAGGTTAATAACCGCGAGCAAGAGGATGTAGGCACGAGCAGTAAGTCAGAGACCGATTCAAAGGCCAAGCAGAAGGAAGGGGAGAAGCCGAAGGATCAGAAGAGCAAATTCGCCCAGGATCAGAATCGAAAGACCAAGACCTGGGAACAAATCAACGCTGAGAAGGAGGCTATCAGGGCCGAGCGCGAGGCGGTGAAGCGTGAACGGGAAGAGTGGATCAAGCAACGGGAGCAATCCACGGTTGCTGATACCAATTCTTTTCGGGACGAGAAGGGTTACACTGCTGAGGATTACGAGGCTGCGGCCAAGGAATTCGATGCGGATGGTGACTCTCAGTTGGCCAAGGCAGCGCGAGCCAAGGCTGATGGCGTCCGTAAGACCGTGAGTGTGAAGCAGCAGCAGGTTCAACAGGAACGCTTTACGAGGACTTGGTCAGATAATTTCAACAAGTTGTCCGAGAAAGAGACTTGGTTGAAGGATCAGTCCAGTAACGAGTACAAGCGAACGGTTGAGTTGTTGCAGCGCATTCCGATCTTAACAACGCTGCCCAATGGGTTAGCCCATGCGGTAGAATTGATGAAGCTCCAAGATACTGCGGGTCGATTTCAGTCTGTAGAAGCCGAGAATAAGTCTCTGAAAGAACAGCTCAACAAGCTCCAGCAGAAGACCGCCATTGGTAAAAGCGTTCCGGCAGGACAACTCAAGACCGAGGAGAAGGATTTCTCAAGGTTATCCATGAAGGAGCAACGGGATGCGCTCATGCGAGCGACAAGAGAGTTCGACCGGGAAAGCAACCAATAGCACAACCACAACTAAAATATGGCAGGCATTACTAATTCAACCACACTTACAAACCAGTTCCAGAACTTCTTCAGCAAGGAGCTTCTCTCGATCGTCCAGCAGGAGACGATTCTTGATCAGTTTGCCACCAAGGCTACGATCCCCAAGAACAACGGTAACCAAGCCATCACGATGTTCCGCTTTGGTTCGCCGAGCGTTGCTGATGTTAAGACGTTGACTGAGGGTACGGCAATTGGTTCCGCGAACTACCGTAATCTTGTTCTTAACAAGCTAACCAAGAGCCTCTCTCAGTACGGTCAGGTGATCGGATTGACCGACATCCTCCGCGCTACGGACCTGTTCAACTCACTCCAGCAGGCCACCAAGACCTCCGGTATGGACATGGCCCTCTGGGTTGACTCGGTCATTCGTAACGTCCTCGTTGGTTCCAATCTCACCGCCAGCGGCTCTTCGATTGGTAGCGGTATTGAATCAACGATTTCCAACGATGACGCGATCAACGTCAGTGCGAACGCAAACCCTACGGGTGTTAAGGTCTACGGTAACCCCGCCACGCTGACGACCCAGACCTTCTCTGCGTTGAACAGCGATACGACCGCCGCCAACACCACAATGACCGCTTCGGCTGTCTTGGATTCCATGACTCGTCTGAAGCGTAACCGCGCTCCGATGATCAATGGTGGCTACGTCCTGGCGACCGATCCTCGTGTTACCCGTGATTTGATGCGCGATACCGATTGGTTGAACGCCTCCAACTACGGCAACAAGGGTACCCCGTTCTACAAGGGCGAGGTGGGTTCCATCTACGGTTGCCGCGTTGTCACTCAGACCAACTCGTTTGTCAGCACCGGTTCCAGCACCGCTGGTGATGAGTTCGTGTATCAGGCCACTGCGGCTGGTGGCGGTCTGACGGCAGGCAAGGACATCATTGCTTCGTTCTTCCTTGGTAACGAGGCGTTTGGTATCCCTGCCTTGACCGGTGATGATCCGTTGTCCCCGAAGGTTGTGATCACCGATACCCCCGACAAGAGCGATCCGTTGAACCAGCTCGTCACCGTTGGTGTGAAGCTGTACTTCGCCGCTCTGCGTTTGGCCGCTGGTAACACGAGCGCAACCAACACCAACAACCCGGTGTGGTACCTGGTGCATCGTACTAAGACCTCGACCACGCTGTAATATGCGACCTAAGACGGCCACCATCATGGTGATTGCCGTCGGCCCAAAGGGGCATCGTCGAGAAATCGGTGGTGCCCCTTCTCATTCCGCTTGCGGATGTGATGAGGCTGACAACAATGCGCCAATGATTGCGATTCCAGTCGAGGCTCTTTCCACTGACACGGAAGATGGCCAACAGGCTTCCCCCGAGGTTGGTGATGAAGTTGTCCTACAGGAAGTTCGGGGTATTCTCAAGAAGCTTGAAAATGGTGAGGCTTACGTTGAGATCCAAAGCGTGAACGGTATGCCCGCCGAGTATGAGAAGGCCGGCAAGGAATCAATGGAACCAATGGACGAAGAAGGTATGCGAAACATGGTTTCCGAGTACGACAGCGAGATGGAGTCTTAACATGCCGATCTACACCTTCGAGAACAAAGGCAAGTCCTTGGAGCAAATCGCTCCGATGGGAACCGATTCTCTTGTGATCAAGGGTGAACGCTGGACGAGGCAGCCGGTAGCCCGCTTCGGGGTTACCGGTTTTGCCCGCGAAGCCGAACTCAAGGACAAGGTGAAGCAGGGCTTTAGCCGGATGGAAGACCGGCAGGGTACCCGCTTTGAAAGCACTTTCAGCAAGAATCAGATCCGTAAAATTTGGGACATATGAGCATAGAATCTAATCTGGCAACCGAGTATTCGATGGGCAATGCGGGCTTCCAGCTCGTGACCTCTACCGCGTTGACCACTGGCCCATTCGTTGCGATCACCACGATTGCCGTCACCACTTTCACTTCGATCACCGGTAATGGCATCAGCGGCTCTTGGTCCACAGTGGCTATCCCCGCTGGCATCACGCTTCCTGGGCCGATTACGAGCTTCCAGATTTCCAGTGGTCAGGTGGTCGCGTTCAACGGAATCATCAGCTCCTAACCGTGACACTCGCTCTTGGAACACGATTGGCTTCAAGTGGGTCTGGCGGAAACGTCACGCCCGCCGATCTGCCGATCGTGCGCCGGGATCTATTGCAGGAAGACGATTTCTTCGTACTGCAAGAGGATGGAACTGGGAAGATCGTGTTGTCTTTTGGCACCTACGATCGAATGGCAACTGAGCAGGGCACCGATCTCATTTTAACCGAAGCATCCGACAAATTCATTCTAACCGTTTACTGACCTATGGCAGACACAAAGATTACAGCACTGACGGCGTTGACCGCCGCTGATCCGGCTAATGACGTTATCCCTATCGTTGATGTCAGCGATACCACGATGGCGGCATCTGGTACGACTAAGAAGATCAGCGTCAACAACATCCTCTCATCCTCGCCAACCGCGAGTGGAGCATTGACTGTCACCGGACTCGTCACCGCTGGCTCCGCCACCATCACCGGCGCGGCTACGGTGGGGACGACGCTGGGTGTGACTGGTGTTTCGACGCTGACTGGTGCTGTTGGCGTGGGAGCTACTCCAATCGGAAAGTTCGATGTCTACGCCGCTGCTTCCGATACAAACATTTTCATTCGGTCAGATACGGACAAATCTGGACAGATTGTTTTCCGAGACAATTTGAATGCTGGGAATTCAGGGAAGGTAAGGTACGACCATCTAAACGAACGGCTTTCGTTCGCGGCAGATGGAGCCGAGAACCTTTATCTCCTAAGCACTGGCGACCTGTCTGTAACCACCGGCAACGTAGTGATGGCTACGTCCGGCAGAGGCATCGACTTCTCCGCGACTGCGAACAGCAGCGGAACGATGACCTCCGAGCTACTGAACGATTACGAGGAGGGGACGTGGACACCATCGTTTCAGAATGTCACTCTTGGAAACGGATCGGTTACTGGTTTTTACACAAAAATCGGAAACATTGTTTCAGTTATGTTCAAACTTACGTTTGGATCAACAACGTCTGTAACCAGCAGCGTTTTGACGATTTCAGGACTTCCGTTCTCCATTGATACAATAGCTGTTGGATATGTAAACCTTTTGAGGTCTGGTGTTGGACAGTATCTTGGTGTTGTTACACGTAATTCTGCTACTGTTTTTGATTTTCGCGCACTTACCGTCAGTGGTTCAACCGTTCTTTCTTCGACACTTAACGCAACCGCGCCAGCAACATGGGGGACTAGTGACGAGTTTACCTCTCAAGTAACCTATCGCGCATCTTAACCATTACTACTATGCTAACAGAACGCACCATTTTCTCGCTTTGCGAGGTTCTTCCTTCAACTGTCCTTCAGGTCCGCCTGTCGGACCAGATCGTCGATGGCGAGGTTGTCAAAGCCTCCACCTTCCGCCGCTACTGTCTCGCTCCCGGCTCCGACCTTACGGGTCAGCCAGAGCAGGTTGTCGCGATTGCTAACGCTGTCTGGACTCCTGCCGCGATTGCCGCTTACAACGCCAACCTCAAACCCACCATCCAATGATCGTACCAGTTGATATTGTCGCAGTGCAGGTAAACCAGAACAACTCGCTGTTCGTGACGACCGGAATCGATTACGACAGCGATGGCGCGGTTGTGGGGTCTGAGATTACCTCGCAGTACACGCTCGTTCCCGGTGACGACCTTACTGGTCAGCCAACCGAGGTGGTGAATATTGCCAATGCGCTGTGGACTCCTGCGGTTGTCGCGGCTTACAAGCTGGCCAATCCGGTGGTTGAAGCCGTCCAGCCTACTGAGTAATGGAACCAACGAACAGCAGCACCAGCCCTGGACTAAGCCTAGCAGCAGCGGCAGGTGCCACCGCTGTTTCGTTTATTCCGTGGCTTACCGACTGGGTTCAGCTTATCACCGCGCTCATTGGCTTAGCCTGCGCCATCTACGGAGCCTATAGGCTGTTCAAATCCAAATGAAAAACACAAAAACAACTCTCGCCGGTGTTGGTGCTATACTTGTCGCTGTTGGTGGTGCCCTACGGGCTGCCTTCGACGGTGATCCCAGCACCAACATCGACATTGCCTCGACCATTGCCGCGGTGACTGCCGGAATCGGTCTTATAATGGCCAAGGATGCCAAGGAAGCCGAAGCTCCTAAGGCGTGAACTGGATCTATCAGATCCTTAAGGCTCTGCTGGATTTCCTCCGCGAAACACCACCTACCGATGTTCAACACGGCCAAGCACCTCAACCCCTCAAGGATGATCTGGCTGCTCGTGTTGCCGATCTGCCTGGGTTGCCAGCAGACGAAGGTGGTCCTAGTGCCAAGCGGTGATCCGGTGATGTTGGCCAAGCCTACAACGGCCAGCGTCTACGGATTCGATTCTGATAAGAAGCTGGTGGGACCATCCAAGGTGGTCTTGCCGGCAGGTTGGTACGTTTTACCGAAGAACTGATATGGGAACACCACTCACAGGCAGTAGCGTTGCATCGACCTACACTGGCCTACTCAAGAACTCCGACAACTCCACCGTAGGCGCATCGCTCAAAGCCATCAGCGACGGCAGCGGCAATGACTCCGCACTCCAAGTCTCCAACGCCGCAGTCAATACCACCGGAGATTTCAGCGTAGCCACTAACAAGCTCACAGTGGCCTCTGCAAGCGGCAACACGGCTGTTGCGGGTACTTTGGCCGTCACCGGGGCTACCAACCTATCAAGCCTCGCTACGAGCGGTGCAGCGACCATAGGCGGTGCGCTCAATGTCACCGGAGCAACCACGCTCACCGGCAATCTCACGGTACCAGGAAACCTCGCGGTCACCGGAACCTCCACCCTGACCGGTGCCACCGCTGTTACCGGTACCCTCGGAGTCGCGGGAGCAAGCACACTAGCCAGCGTTGGCGTGACCGGAGCCGCTACCGTTGGGACTACTCTCGGAGTCACGGGAGTCTCTACGTTGGCCAGTGCTGTTGTTACGGGAGCGGCTACTGTTGGCACAACCCTTGGCGTAACCGGCAATGCAACGCTGGCGGCAAACCTAACCGTTAACGGAGACACTACGCTTGGAAGCGCACCGGCAGATCTTGTAGTTATTCTTTCAGATCAGATCACGGTTCCAAATATACTTAGTGCTACAATAGATCTTGCCGCCGACAAGGTGCTGATCACTGACGCAAACGATTCTAGCAAGGTTAAAGTTGTTCCCGCCAGTTCGTTGGGGATAAGTGCGACAACTGCTCCTCAAGTAAAACAAACTCTCTATCAAGACTCCACCGCTGGCGCGAGTCCGTTCGTTGCCACAAGTGCTGGATCTGGCACTGAGATAACGGTGCTCACCACATCGATTACTCCTAGGTCTATAGCTTCAACAGTGTTGGTTACAATAGCTATCAACTACGGTGCTGATGGAAACTTGAATTACGGAGCATTCAGAGTAACTCGTAACGGAACTCCAATTGGATCTAACAACATTGGTACAGACTTGTTCGGTATTGCGCCGTTCCCTGGTGTTGGACCTGTTTTCAACAGCTTTTTCAATAGCCAGTTTATCCAGATTCTTGATTCACCGGCATCTGCATCTGCTGTTACTTACAAGATTCACTTGTACGCTACTGGACCGTCGGTGTTTCCGCAAATGTGGGTTAACAAGACGTATCAAGATGTTCTTAACGGAATAAACTCTCCGTCCATTGCCCGAGTAAGCTCCTCAATGATCTTGCAAGAATACTTCGCATGAAACCCTCCGAAGCGGCTCAAGCGGCTTGCGACAAGCTGTCGTTCACAGACTCGGCCACCATCGCGTTGGCCAAGAAGTTCTGTATCCGCCGCTACTCGATGATCTGGGATTCCTGCCTGTGGAACGATACCCTCGGCATTATCTCTCATCCAGTCACCGCCGGCGATGAGATGATCACTCTCTCGGATTACGTCGCCTCCGCTTACGCTTCAGGGACCGGTTACAATACCTTCATCGACTTCCCCGTAGCCATCCGCTTCACGGTCACCGGAGATACCGATGGCATCGAAGTTCCCGCCGCGGAATGGGTCTCATTCTTCCAGCTCGATCCCAACACCTGGAACAACGTCGATAGCCGTAAATCCACCCCCGGCAACTTCGTTAACTGGACTCGGCTCATTGGAACAGCCTACGGACAGGCCGGTGTTCCGCGCATCAAGCTCGTTCCCACGCCCAATGCCGATGGCACCCTGTTCATACTTGCCAAGAAACAGTCGCAGATGCGGCAGTTCGGTGAGGCGGTCACCATCTCCAACGATACCAACTTTGAGTTGCGAGGCGTAGAGAACGCTCTAATGGCCTACACCGAAGGCGATCTCCTCGAATACTCTCGGCAGTACGGTAAAGCCCAAGCCAAGTTCCAAGAGGGAGCCGCTCAGGTCTCCATCATGAAAGACATGGAACGCGGCCAACAACAGCAAATCAGCCGCATCATCCCAGATAGCTTGTACGATTACACGTTCCAAGACATCCTGTAATCCGCCATGCCATTCCAATCCTCAGATGCTCTCGATGACCAGATGCTTCTGGATGGAAGCACTGGGTTTTCGACCGGCGTAATTTCAGCCACTCGTCCCGATGGCATTCCTGCAACCAGCATGGAATCGGCCATCAACATGGATTATGACGACTTCGGCAATCTCGTCACTCGTCTAGGAGCCGTTTCACTGGCAGGCAACAGCATCGCGGCCAACTGGGAGGACATCATCACCAACTGGGAGTCAACGACTTCCAACTTCGGCAGTAACCTTCCAATCAACGCGACGGTATTGTCCGGTTTCTACTTCGATACAGCCGCATCCGAACGCCTCGTCATCGCTGTTAATGACCTTAGCACCTCCACCAAGAGCCTCTACTACGGGTCACCCGGCGTTTCCTACAACCTGATTTCGGGTTCAACGCTCAACGCTGCCGCTTCCTACGTCTATTTTGCGCAATTAAATGACAAATTGTTTTATTCGGACGGTCTCGGAACGCTGAAATACGTCTCAAGCGCAAACCTCAATAGCTCCACTACATCCGGCAAGATCAGCCGCATCGATATCATCAATCAGGGGTCCGGTCATAACTCTGTCCCCACAATAACCATCTCCGCGCCTCCCAGCGGCATCACGGCTACGGCCACTGCGGTTGTTGCTAACGATGGTAATCTCGTATTCATAACGATCACCAATCCCGGCAGCGGTTATGTCACCGCTCCAACCGTTAGTGTTTCGCCAGCAAATCAATCTCACGCCAAAGCCTTTGTATCGCTCACGCCTCCTGCCAAACCGATCTATCTAACCACCCACACCAATCGGTTGTTCGCAGTTTCCGCGGATACATCCATCCAGCCCGATACCCTCTACTTCTCGGATATCCTCGATGGCGAATCCTGGGATCCTCTCGGCTCTCTTCGTATCGGTGGCGATGGCGATCCCATCAAGGGACTCTACTCTTGGTTCGGCTATCAACTCATTGTCTTCAAGGAACGCTCTATTTGGAGCGTAAATGCCGATCCTACGCAGGATGCTGCCGATTGGACCATATCACTCATCAGCGGCAATATCGGCTGCTCATCGCACCGGTCCATCACCGCGGTTGGTCCTGACGTATTCTTCTTCTCCCGCGACGGAATCCGATCTCTCCAGCAGATCCAAGCCGGTACCCAGACTAGCGTAGGTCTCGCGCTCTCCAGCCCGATCAACGACCTCATCAGTCGCATCGACAAGACCAAGCTCGATCTCTGCGACGGTGTATTCTGGAACAACCGATACTTGTTGGCGGTTCCGTTCGTTGCCGATGAACCAGCGATTCTCGGAATCGAAAGCGAGTACGCGCTCCTGACCGAGAACAGCCTCGATATCGCCCTCGAAGGTGCGCTCAACGAGAACAACGCGGTCATCGTCTACCACTCACTGGCCCGCTCTTGGCTTGGTTACTGGGACAACTGGATCGTAAACGACTTCATTCCAACCTCGTTCTCAACATTTGGACCCGTCCTCATGTTTGCCGGCGATATCATCTCGGTGTCAGCGGGAGCGGGCCAGGTATGGTCCTTCAACGATTACCTCCCGAACAGCCGACTGAATCCGGTCTCAAGCTCCGCATACACCGATGGCGGTGCGAATTACGAATCCACGGTTATCACCAAGGCTTACAACCTCAACGAACCCATTCCCGACAAGATCGGGTACAGCGTTCAGTTCGCCTTCGATAACCCGTACACCACCGCCACCACGACTGCCGCAGTGTCGTTGGCCAAGGATATGTCGGACACATTCGTTACGCTTGATTCCGCGCTGGCGATCACCTCAAGCCAGAAGTTCCTGAAGGCTTACAACCTGATCAGCCAAGGTCGCTGGAATACTTTGCAATTCAAGGTAACCGCAGACGCTGGTCGCTTGTCTCTGCAATCCACCATTCTCTCCGGATTCGTCGATTCGGTCAGACCCCAACAATGAACGCCTTCCCGAGAGTACGAATGATACAAACGCTTGAGCAAGAGTCTCAAGCTCTTCAAGCTGCGCGGGCAAACAACGACTCGATCATTCACCCAACCCATGTGGTTGAAAGAGATGGCGAGATCATTGGTGCGTCATCTTTTGGAAGGGTGCCTGTCCTGCTTCTTTGGAATCACACCGAAAAAGTGTCTGCCAGAGACAGTATGCACCTTAAACGTGTATATGACTCTATTATGGAGACAAAAGGTTTTCCTAAGTATTTCATAGCGTGTAATGAGAATAGTCCATACAACTCATATATGAAGAAGTTTGGATATAATCCCATTTGGAAAACCGAGATTTTTGAAGGAGGAGTATGAATATAGATTTTAATACATCAAGGGTTCTGGCTCACAGCGTAATGCTGTTTGCCAAAGATGACTGGGCTAAAGATTACTCCTGCATTCCTTGGGGTCAGCCGCAAATGTGCGGCCCAAGTTACAAACCGCCGGACCTTGCTGCCTCTACTGCCGAAGCGATAAAAGCTCAGGCCGAGCAATATCCTTTCATTCGTGCATTAGAACAAGCCGCTAGATCTGGCAGTAAGATTTCATACGGCCCAGAAGGTGCCAAAAGAACATACGATTTTGAGAATATTGGTGATGTTGATATCACCAAGCAAACAGCTCTTGCTTTATCAAAACTTGCAGATCCTTTAGCTAAAGAACAACTTGGTGTTGCAAGGCAGTATGGAACGCAGTTTGCCCAACAACGTCGAAACGAGCTAGAGGCTCTTGATCCTCGGAAGTTCGATCTCTACGAGCAATTCCTCAGCGATGTTAAGGGTGATGCCGCCGCTCCGGATACGCGGGTAGAATCGCCTACCTACGAGAGGGTTGGGATGCCTGGTGCCCAACAGGATACCGGGGCTTCTCAGTTGATCCGTAGCGAGCTTGAGCGTCAGATCCAGCAGGGTCTTTCTCAGGTTGGAACTCTCGATCCAAGCATGGAGCGACGGGTCCAACAGGCCGCTCGCGCTCGCGGTAGTTCCATTGGCAATGTTCTTGGCAATCCTTCGGCTCTTCGTGAGTCGCTTGCAATTCAAGACGCTCTTGGTAACGCCAATTCTCAACGCTGGAACGCTGCAATGGGCTTGCTTCAGAGCGGTCAAAGCACGAGCGATACTGCCAATCGGAACGCACAGGAAGCCTTCCAGAACATCCTTGCGGCCACTGGCCAGCGGAACACCGCGGCACAACAGAGCTTTGCAGGCCAGATGGCTTCGCAGCAGCAGATGCTGTCCGGTCGCCAGCAGAACATTGCCAACGTCCAGTCCGCCCTAGGACTCCAACCGGTCTCATCCCAAGCCGCTCAACTAGGTGGTCTTCAGCAGGGTGCTTCTCCGTTTATGACTCCTCAGTTAATTCAGGGTGCCCAGCTATCTAGCCCTGGAGACCTGATGAAGATGGGTAGTAACTTTGCGCTCACAAACGCTCAGAACCAATACACATCCGATCAAGCGAACTCCTTCATGAATCAGTTCAAAGGGTATGCTGGTGCGATTGGAAACCTTGGATCATCCTACGCGGGCTTCGGGCTTGGCGGATGCTTCGTTGCTCGTGAGTGCATTCCCGATCAGTGGGAGGCGTTCTACTTCTGGAAGGAACTCGTTGGACCGAAGTGGTTCAAGAGCTTCTACGACAGCAACGCCGAGAAGTTCGCGAAGTGGCTCAAGAACAAGCCGAAGGTCAAGAAGCTTGTGGCCAACTGGATGATAGCTCGAATCAACAGCATAATCCCCAAAAACTGATATATGCCTGACGCAATCGATAATCTGGCTCAAGACCTGAATCAGGCCAATGCCGTAGATGAGTTCCCGGGATATCCTGGATACAAGATGGGAGATTTAGTCCCCGATATGGGAGGAGTAAGGGTTGGTGATCTATTTTACGGTTTAGATCCGTATGGCCAAGAAGCTCCATACAACTGGAGGACGGGAGGCTTTGAGTTTCAGGCTGCTCCTTCAGACGTAGGTTTTGGAAACATCGATTACAACATCCGAGATCAACCTGTTGATCGAATCAACATTGGGAATACGGATGAGCAGGATGCGCTTATAAGAACAGGAATCGGAACCCCGCTGGATCCAGTAACTCAACAGAGATATAATACAACTGGAACCACACCTTCTCCTGTAGGTGGAGTTGATTATCTGACGCCAAAGCAGATTGAGGATCTTACGGCAGGCCAAACACCTTCTGTTCCTCAAGGTGTTGTGACTCGTGGAGAAACTGTTAAAATCCCGGGAAGAACGATTCCGGATTATATACCTATCGGGCAAATGGAGAATGGAGATGTTCTCTATGCTGACAGAAACAATATTAGGGATACAATTATACGCCCAAGTGCGTATTCAGTATCTCAAGAAGATTTGGATAAAGGAGTTGTACCTCAGAAGTTTAATTTTGGAGTCAACACCGCGCCTTCAACTTCTCAAGTAACACCAACACCAGTTGAATCATATCAATCAGTTGGAGCGGATGAACCGACAACTACTAGCGTAGGTGGGTTTGATAACACTGGTGGAGATGTAACGGCTGGTCCTGGTGGTGTTAAAGACATAACTCCTGACTGGAAAGAAGAGGCTAAACCAAAACCGGGTGATGAGTTTAAGGATTCGCCTTGGAGTGTATTTGATCCAACAGGCAAAGATGATTCAGATTACCGTGATCCAAAAACTGGAGAACTGTTTGGTACTGATCAAGAGGGTTATAAGTGGAATTATAGAACAGGCCAATTTGATTGTGTAGGCGGCAGGTGTTCTGAAAAGCCTCCAGGCGAAGGTACCACTAAGCCTCCTGTTGTAACTACACCTCCCAGCGGAGGTACTAAACCTCCTGGTGGTGGCGGTCAACCCGGCGGCGGTACACCGGGCGGTGGACTCCCCGGTGGCGGAACTCCTGGCCGTGGACCCACCCCCCTTCCCCCTAGGGAGCCAGTTACTCCTCTCATAAGGCGCGAAACCGTCATCCCCACCAAGGGAACCAAGGAGGTTCCTCTACCCGATCGTCAGGCCGATCCTTTTGCCAAGCTCTACGCTGACTTGCTGGCCAACTCCCAACAACAACAGGACCAGTACCGATACATCAACTACGATCCCGATCAGATCATGAATGCCGCAATGAGCGGATTCAGGAGACGGGGTGCGATGCGGTCGTTGCAGGGTTAAAAACTATATCTTATGGCTACCAGAGAAGAAAACGAGGACATCAGGGCTATGCTTGAGCGGCAGGCCAATCAGCGCATCAACCCTTTCATGAAGGGTCTCTCCATGCTCACCGGTGGCATTGCCGGCGAGTTCACGGGTACCAACGAGGATATCCGGAATCGGAACTATGCGAAGCGGGCGTTGATGGAGCAGAATATAGGGGATTTGCAGGAAAAACGATCCATTGATCGTCAGTTGATGGTCAATGCGCTTCAGCAGGGAATCGCTGCACCCGAGGGAGCAACCCTTGAGGAGAAGATGGCCGACTTTAGGAACAAGTCTCTTCGTAGGCAAATTGCTGCTGGAGAGGGAATGGGTTATGGATTGGGCCAAACAATGGGTCCGTCTCAGTATGAGGCAGAACCCGCTTTCAAGATTGCGGCAACTCAGGCTGCGAATCAAATGGCTCAGAGAAGGGCTGAGTTGCAACAAACAAAGGACTTGGCAAGGGAAACCGATATTCCAGAGCTTGTTGCAGGACTAAGTGCTTATGGTGTTGAGGCTCGACCCGACATGCCCGCTGGCCAGCTTAGGGGTATGCTTCAGCAGGCGGTAGCAAGATCCCAAAGCCAAATCCCTGCGGAAGAGAGAGGGAAACAAGCAAGGGCTGGACTTAGTTTTCTTCAGCAAAAAGGAGAAATTCCGATGGTCGAGGATCTTAGTAAGATTCCTGACGAAGAGGCTGTTGTTCGGTTTAACATACTTGGACGAGAGTATGAGCAGAAGAATCGTGAGTATCAATTTGAACGAAAAGGCAAGTTTCAAGAAGAAGCAGTCAAAGGCTTCATGCAGGAGCTTAAATCAGAAAAACCGGATAAAGAAAAGCTACAGTCTTTGTATTATCAGATGCCTAAATCCTCTCAAGACAACGAAGAGTTTAGAGTTTCTGCTGGTGTTACAAGGCCAATGGTTAAAGACGAGAGAGACTCACTAAACTCTTATGTAGAAGGTCTTGGAATGGCTGGAACACTTGCTCAATCTATATCTGCACTTCAGGGAACTGGTGATATAGCAAAGGTTTCTCAGAAGGGGTTCAATGGATTTAAATCGTGGATCACTGGAATTAAGAATAAATACGGCGTTGAAGATCCAAGGTATGCAGCATTAAACGATGTGATTCAGGAATTTGAAGGATACGTTTCTGGAAAGAGGAAAACATTGTTTGGAGCTTCTCTTACCGGAAACGAACTTATGTCTGCAAAACGGTTGTTTGGTGATCCAGAATCGGCCAACTTCTTGCCTCGTGCATTGAAGCTTATTGATTCCGCGTTTAAGGATGATTTGATTGAGAAGCGATTCAATCGCAACGCTATATTTGTTGATCCTACAACTCAGAGGGAAATTCAAGATGCTAGGCAGAACTGGTTTAACACCAGAGATCAATTTGGATTCTTAACACTTGGTAAGAAGGGTAAAGTTGGCCAAGTAGTTCCCCTGGGTGGAACAAACGCTGTAGACACTATCATTGATATGGACGCTCAAGGAAGGGAGATCAAATAACATGGCTATCAAAGTAAGAGTTGAGGGAGTTGGAATCCTGTCGTTTCCAGATGGAACATCTCGTGACGTTATCTCAGATACCGTGCGGAGATATGCATCTGAAAAGGCTCCTGCAACGATTGCAGAGATGCGCCGTCGCGAGGAGCAGCCGGGATTCAATCCTACCCAAGAGCAGAAGATGGGTGCAGCGATGCAGGCTGAAGAAGCAAGGCTTGCTGAAAGTGGAGCTGGATCAATATTTGATGAAGAAGCTCCAGTAAAACTGAATCCAAAAACTGTTTCTCGCTATGGAGTCCCGTTGGCCATTGCATTGGGAACTGGTGGATCCAGCATTCCCATTCAAATCGCAGCAGGAGCGTTGTCTTCCGGACTTGGAGAAGCGGGCGCACAGACCATCGAGAAACTGGATGAAGATCAAGACTATCGATTTGGAGAAATCGCTGGTTCTTCAATTCGAGGTGGCATTCCTGTTTTCAGAGGTTTTCCAGGTGCTGCTAGAGCAACTATAGGAGCAGGTGCTTTAGGTGGGCTTGCAGCAGGAGCAGTTGAAGGGAAAATTGAAAATCCTCTTGATGACCCTTTATCAAGCGCAGGAAGTGCATTGAAAGAAGCTAGTATTGGTGCAGCAATCCCTGGCGCATTAACAACTCTTGGTGCAGCAGCTCGTGGAGGTGCTGGAGTTGTAAACAGGGCACTTGAAAACATTCAAGATGTTGAAGGTATTGGACCCAGAGTTAGAGCAACTATAGGTCAGGCTTTTCCGTTCTTAGCTGGTGCTGAAAAACGGATTGCCGCAAGAACTGGCGGAGAAGAACTCAATCGCCAACTTCTTGAGCAATCAGATGCAATTACCGCTGCTGTTCGAGGAATACAAGGACCAGCAGGAAGTACTCCCAATGCTGTTCGCCAAATACTAAATGAGTTCGGAATCACAGATGCAAACACCGTAAATCGGCTGGTTGATGAAGCCCGAGGAATGACCACTGCTCAACAGGCCATTGATAAGGCTCGCAGTGGAGCACAGCAAAGCCTCGCTCAAGAAGCATTGGCAGATGCTGAAGAGTCTTTTCGCAGATCCGTAAACGCTCAGACAAGACTTCTTTCAACTGCTCCATATATGTCGCCCCAGATGGGTGCCAGGGTTGAGCAAACCATAGAAAAAACAAAAGCTGCATTTGATGATCATGCGGACATTTTATACACGCCAGTTAAGTTTTTTGAAGATACCCCTGTATTTACCTTAACCGGAAAAGCAGGGAGAGCACTCCCATCTGTTGAACAGGCGATACTTGATATGAATCAAAAGTATCCAAGCCTTGTTAGTGGAGATCAAAGCCGTGTGTTTTCTCCGTATCTGAATCGTCTTAATGCTGTTCTTGACCAGAACATTCCTGCTTCTTTAAATGAACTCAGGATAATCCGCAGGAATCTTTACTCAGCATCTGATGAAGCTGGAAAAGTCTTTGGAACCCCTGAAAAAAGAGAACTTCGCAGAATAGCGGATCTCATTACTCAGACGATTGACTATCAAGCTCCATCGCACCTCAATGCCGCTGACGCTCTTTCTCTTCGCACTGCAAACTCGTTCTATTCTAAGTTTCGCCCTAGGTTTGATGATTTCGGAGTTTTCCAAGCGTTCAAGCCAGAGAAGCTGGAACGAGGACAGATGGCCGACATAATGACTCAGCGAGTCGCTCAACAAGGTGCTGAAACTCCAGCGTTCTCAAATCCCATCAGCCTGATTGATGATCTTAGAGCTTCAGGTGTTCGGAATGTGCCAAGTTCAACTGGAATTTCTGAGATCGTAAAATCGGGAATTGTAAACCGATCCATCAATCAATCTACCGGAGAAATCAACCTGACCAATCTTGCTGCTGACCTCAACAGCGTACAACGGCAGGGTGGCGGTGGATTGGCCCAGCTTGGATTTGGAAACACCCGAGAGCTTAACCGGTTCGTTCAGTTCGTTGACAACCTTCCTGAAGCTCAACGGCGTGGGCCAGAGGCTGTGCTTGCACTTCTTCAGCATGGCACCCCGGCAAGCCTTGGAATTGTTTCTCGTGCAGTCCAGTACCTTCCTGATGTCGCGACCACTCGCACCGTTATGGATGCGTTAGAGCGGAGGGCAGTGGCCGGCTCCGCGTCTGCCCGAAATACCCAGACATCTATCCGCGCCAAAGCCATTGAAGAACTTCTTCTCCAAGTCGCTGAGGGCGGTGGAACTCGCGCTGGAACTCCTGGCGCAGCGGGAATGGCGGCTCGACTCGATTCTCTCAAAGAAATGGCTGGAACGGACAGCGCGGAAAAACTTCAAACCATCCTTGGTCGAAACCTTTTCGACGTTGTTCAGAATCAAATTGTCCCGGGATTTAGAGTCATAAACCAGGCCAAACAACGAGCCGCTGGGGCCGGCGCGACGGTCAGCGGATCAGCGTTTGAAAAGCTCGCAACAACACCTGGAATCGGATCTATGGTCGATTTTATTGGGTACGAAGGACTTGCCGCTGCTTTGGCTCACGGCGCAGGAGCAACCGGCATGGTTCGCCGCAGAGATCAGCTTGAAAGACTCGCTCGATTGGCAGAATTACCACCCGCTTTGATGCAGCAGACGGTGGCAAAATACCTACGGTCAGACTCCCCCGAGTAAACTTTCCGAAAGAAAACTCTCGACAGTTTGCAACACGCTGCTACTTTGGCTTGCGTGAGCGTAAAACTTCTAACCGTCCAAGAGATCGCATCCGCCCTCGGGACTCATCCCGAGACGGTGAGGCGGTGGATAAGGTCAGGAAAGCTTCCGGCTATGAAAGCTACGAAGCGCACCATCCGTGTCCGCTCCGATGTAATCGAGGAACTCCTCAGACAAAATCCATGAACTCAATCGCAACAACAACGCCCTCGGATAACTCCGAGATGTACAGCAAGATCCAAGACCCCATATCCGCCATCGAGAAGATGGGCGAGTGGATCGCAGCCAGCGGAATGCTGGGATGCACCAAGGTCGAACAAGGTAAGCTTATCGCGTGGCAGTGCGCCGCCGAGAAGAAGACCCCCTTCGACTTCAAACGTGAGTATCACATCATCAACGGATCCTTGAGCATGCGCTCCGATGCCATGCTCGCTGGTTACCGTGCCCGCGGAGGCAAGATTTTATGGAAGCAGTTCGACTCCCGCGCCGCCATCGCCCTCTGGACCTACGACGGCAATGCTTGCGAGATCTCCTTCACCACCGAGGACGCTAAGATGGCCGGCTTACTGCCTGCCAAGCCGGGGTCTGGATGGGCCAAGGATCCTTCCGCAATGCTCCGCGCTCGTTGTATATCCAAAGCGGTTCGCATGCTCGCTCCTGAGGTTGTGGCCGGCATCTACACACCTGAAGAGACCGAGGAGTTTACCCCCGCTCTCACCGAGGTATCGGTAGCTCCCACCAAGTCCTTCGACATCACCGCCAAACTTGAAGCCCTGTTCGAGGACCGCGAGCAAGAGGTCAACGCCCTGCTCCTTAAAGCCGGTCGCATTCAAGATGGTCAGACCTTCCGCGATCTCCCCGATGCGGTCGCTTCCAAGTACATCTCCAAGCCGGACCTCATCCTGTCCAAGCTCGCCGTGATCGTCACCCCAGAGATCGCCACCACGGAGGTTTCCAATGGTTGATATCATGTTCGACATGCCCGCCGCGGATTACCACGAGGCAAAGGCACTCTCGAAGTCTGGTCTCGATCAGTTCCGTAAGAGTCCCGCGCACTTCCGCTCTTGGCAGGATGGCAAGACTCGCAACGAATCCAGTCCCGCGCTGGAGTTCGGTACCGCTGCCCATTGCGCCGTGTTGGAGCCGGAACGCTTTATCCTCACCTACAGGATGTTCACTGGTGATCGTCGCACCAAGCAGGGTAAGGAAGACTACCAACTGATCATCGACAACGGACAGATCCCGCTGCCTCAAGATCAGTGGAACAACCTCACCGGAGCAGCCGATGCGGTTCACGCTCATCCCGCTGCCGCTGGCTTACTGGATGGAATCAAGACCGAGGTCTCCTACTTCGCCGAATGGTCCGGCATCGAGGTCAAAGCCCGTATCGATGGTATCGGCAAGGATTACATCATCGACCTCAAGACAACCCAAGACGCCTCACCCGCGGCCTTCGCTAAGTCTTGCGCTCAGTTCCGTTACCACGTTCAAGCCGCTTGGTATCAGCGCATCACCGGCATCAACCGGTTCATCTTCATCGCAGTCGAGAAGGAAGCACCCTACGGAGTCTGCTGCTACGAGCTTGATCAGCAGGCCATCGATCTTGGTAACTCCATTATCGACGAGCAGCTCCGCACGTTTATCGAATGCCAAGAACTCAACTCTTGGCCTTGTTACCCTTCAACCACACAAACACTCTCGCTGCCCGCGTGGGCGGCTCGTCAGTCCGAATAAACAAACATCAACCAACGCACAATAATATGACATTCAAAGTAGATAGAGCATCCGCAGAAGTTAAGCCGTTCGCCGCTCCCGGCGAATACACCGTCACCGTCAACTCCTGTAAGGACGATGGACTCGACAAGTCTGGCAACGCCGTCGCAACCCTCCGTTACAAGGGGCCAGCCGGTGAGGTCATCAGCGACCGCTTCGTTCTCAAGGACACCATGATGTGGCGGCTTCAGGCACTCATCAGTGCCACCGAGGCTAACATCGCTGATGGAGATGAGTTCGATTTTAGCATTGGAGGGGCTTTCCTCCGATTCCTTCAGGGATTCGTTGGCTTGTCCCTCGTGATCGTAATCGAGGAGGAGAAGTACACCGACAAGCATGGTGCCGAACAAACGACCTTCCGAGTGCGCCGCATGAAGAAAGTGCCCGCTGATCTCGACGCCATCTAATATCTAAACGAAAGCCCCCGGGAGGTGCAGCTCCCGGGGGTGATCGAGTCCCAAACAAACATAGTCGCAACGAACGCTATGCAGACCAAAGATCATCCCGAAACCAATTCGACGCAAGCATTTCTGCTGCGTCCCTACCAGCAACGAGCAGTCGAGTGGGCATTGCTTGCCCATAGCGGACTCATCATCGCACCAGCAGGATGCGGTAAGACACTGATCGCTTCCTCGATCATCAAATACGCTGCTACCAAATTTCCCAATGTGAGTTTCGGATGGCTCGCTCCCACTCGTGAGACCTGTCAGCAGGCAACCATTGCGCTCATCGCTGCTGGAGTGGACATCTCTCGCGTCGAAGTCAGGTGCCCACATGAGTCAGTCGATTTCTCCAAGAAGGCCATCCTGATCGTCGATGAGGCGAAGCATGCGCCCGCCGTCACATGGCGCAGGATCATTGAGTCATGCCCTGGATCAATCTTCGGCTTTGATGCCACCCCTTGGTCCGATGACCCAGATAGGAACCATGAACTTCAAAAGCTTTTTCGTTTTCAGCAGTACGAAATCAAGCGTGATGAACTGGCCGGTGTACTCGCTCATGCAACCGTGTACATGCATTCTGCCACTGACCTCCATCTCCAGCAGAGGATCGATGATCAAATCGAGAGGCTGTTCGCCGATCGGAAACGGTACATGCAAGTTAGTCAGCCCATCCTTCGGGCCATGTGCGCTTGGGAAGCACTCACCGAGATCGGCATCTGTGGCAACAAAGCCAGAAACCATATGGCAATCATGATGGCCGCAGCCGGTGGTCCTCAGTATCCCACACTCGTTCTGGTTCCACGAGTCACACTCGGAGAATATTACAACCTGTCCTTGAGCGGCTCCGTACTCGTTCACTCGAAGATGCCGAAGAAGCATCGCCGCGAAGCAATGGAAGAGTTCAAGGCAGGGAACATCGAAATTATGATCGCCACTTCATTGGCCGATGAGGGTCTTGACCTTCCTAACGTCCACACACTCGTAATGGTATCTGGAGGGCGGAGCGCACAGAAAACCATCCAGCGGGCCAGCCGTGCGCTGCGGCGGGCACCAGGTAAGGACACTGCCCTCATCCATGACTTCAAGGATACCTTCCATCCTCTGGCTCAGGCTCATTCCAAGAAACGGGTCAAGTGCTACAAGGAACTTGGATGCTCGATCCCATGAACACCGCACTGACTATCATGGGCATGGCAGTACTGCTGCCACTGTGCGTGATCGCTGGTATCTATGTCGGCCACTCAATCACCATCAAGTCCCAAACAAATGAAACAAAAACAAAAAATGAGCTTTGAGGAGCATGTCCGATTCGGGCAACTGCTCAAAGAAGTAGACCATTATCTGTTCAAAGTGCTGATCAACGCACCTACAAAATCACACCGGACCTCCAAGGGGGGGTTAAAGATGTCTAAACTGATCATGGTATTCAAAAGCGACATGGAGGAAATCCTTTTCAAGGATCATCCGAAGCAAGCCAACACGAGCGTCTATTACGGAAACATCCCAAACCAATGAACAAAACAATCGTAGCCTGTGACCCAGGCGTAAACGGCGGGTTCGCTATCCACACCAAGGACGGCATCCTCCTCTTCGCAATGCCCGAATCCTTACCGGATATGGCGCAACTCCTCAGCGGATTCAAGGTGGCGGACAGTCACCTATGGATCGAGAAGGTACCCAAGTTCGTGTCCAAGCTCACGCCCTCAGCAAGCGTGGCAACGCTCCATGAAAACTACGGCATCGTCCAAGGACTGGCCTACTCTCAAGGTTACGCGCTTCACCGCGTCGAACCCAAGATCTGGCAGGATCCTCTTGGACTCGGTGGAAAGCGGTCATGCGCCAATTCCGCGGAGTGGAAGCGTAAGCTCAAGTCGAAGGCCCAGGAGCTTTACCCGCACCTCGATGTCACGCTTAAGAACTGCGATGCGCTGCTGGTGCTGCACTACGCACTCGGAGGTGGCCGATGAGCGACAAGATTAAGAGCTTCATCGATAGCGGCACCGGAGTGTACAGCATCAGTAAGAAAGAGGCTGGAGAAATCCATAAGGCGGCTAAGAAGGTAAAGAACTATGCGTTCAGTTACTGGACAAGGAATCGCAAGAACAAGGAGGTAAAATGAGCGATCATATTCCTGACCCCACGAAAATGATCAGCGACACACCGAGGACAGATGACGCTGAGTATCTCAGTTACGATTCGGAGCCGCCACAATCGCTCGAGATGGTAGATGTGGCCTTTGCTCGCAATTTAGAACGCGAACTCAACGAAGCCAACACAATCATCCGGCAGCAGCAATTGTTGAATGAGGAGAATCTGCGGTTACAAGACCGCATCAAGCGGCTGGAGGAATGGAAGGAGTCGGCATTGGCGGTTGAACGCGAATGGGACGCCAACGCCATCGCAACACTGCTCGGAGCAAAACTCGGAGAGTCTCAGCGCAAAGTGATTCAGCGCGAAGTGCCTCTACTTTTAGAGCGCATCAAGCGGCTGGAGAAGTCCTCGCAGCAATTGAAATCATTAAATAATAAAATATGCGAGATAAATCTCAAAGTGTCTCAAGAGCGGCATGACTCGAATGTCCGCATCAAGCGGCTGGAGGAGGCTGGGGATGCGCTATGCGAAAACTCCAATCCAACCCGCTGGGATTCACCAGCAGCCGCTGCTCAAAAGCTGGTTGATCAATCAAACTGGAACAAAGCCAAGGAGGACAAGCCGTGACACCAGAACAACAACGTAGCGCTATCGCAGAAGCGTGTGGGTGGAAAACCGGATACCGCGACCCAGAAGCATGGCATCCTCTGCCCGACTACCTCAACGACCTCAACGCCATGCACGAGGCGGAGAAGGTGCTAAGCCGAGGGCAAAATTACAACCAGAGTCGCGGATTCGGTCGCTACAAAACGGCATTAGCGGAAGTGTGCGACGAGCAGCATCCGATTGACGCAACCGCCGCCCAACGCGCAGAGGCATTTCTCCGCACGATTGGCAAATGGCAGGAGGCAAAGCCGTGAGCGATACGCCCATCTCAGACAGCACTCCTCACAACGTAGCCGAGCTAGGTATACTGTGTCGAAGACTTGAGCGACTCGCAGCGGTGCGACTGGCTTACATCCAGCAACTCGAAACCGAGAACGACGCAATGCGAGCGGATCTGCTGTTGTGGAATGAGAAGGAGGTAAAATGAGAGACTGCGCCTTCATTTACGTCCACAAAAGCAACGGCATGATCCGCGTTGACAGTATTGATACAGCTCGAAACGTGGATGGCAATCCAGAGTGGAAACACGTTTCAACGATCAGCGCGCACGTTGTTCTAGAACAAATTCTCAGAGCGAAGGGCAAAGACAGAAATCAGATCATCAAACACCTACTAACATGAGCACACACATCAAGATTGAAAATCAGACCGAAGTCCCCATCCTCGTTGCTCTCTTTGAGCAGCCAAAATGCAACGATCATCCTACTAGGAGCGCGGTCCTAAAGCCCGGCGAGAGCTGCGACTGGGGCAGTGGCTCCGTACCGCTCGGCAATTACCAGTGCTACGCCGTGATGAGCGGTGATGCGTCATCCCATGACGAGTGGGTGTGGCATTTTCCGGGCATTGCAGAGGTGGTAGCCCCGCTGGAGCTAGGCTTTAAGTTGTGGCATGCAGGCGACATCGACTGGGCCAACGTCAAGGCTATGTCGAGCGACGACTTGAACGCTACGTTCGGATCCACCTATACCTCCGCCAAGTCGTCCACCAAATCATGGAACGGAATGTCTTCCTGCATATTCCATGTCCGCGGCGGTCCTTCCTGGGTCGAGGAAACGGAACAAGTGGGTATCTATAGGCCGAAGACAGTGGCCTATAATGGCGTTCAATCCACCCCCATGAAGAGCGAGTAGATTAAAAATGAGCCTACTTCAAGAATTGGGGTTGACGAAGGAGTCAATGGCGAAGATGTTGGGACCAGTTCCCGCCTTCAAAGCCCCTGATCCATTGATCTGCCGGCGGTGGGAAGCTGTTCCAGCAAAGATTCGGGAATCGATTCTCAGGGATAACTCAACATTCACCTACAGAGAGTTGGCCAAGAAATACGGTATCTCGCATTCATGCGTATGGAACATCAAGAACAAACAACCAAACAAACAATAGAGGAACTACAACGATGGAAACTGTTATGTCACGAATTGGCCGCATGCTTGGGATGCGGATGCACAACTCAAACCGGACTGTGCGTCCAGTGCCACAAAGCACAGAAACGGTATCGAGCGGTCCAGATACCGTTGCAATAGATAAAGAACCAAAGAAGAAAAAAAGAAAGTATCTCAAACATACATACATGAAAACCAACGATTCAATCGATAAGGTAAGAGAATTCAGGGTTAAGGGACTTACCTACAAAGCTATCGGTGCAGAGTTAAACATCTCAAAGCAACGGGTGTTCCAGATCATCGCCGCCGGCAAGAAGCGGGATGCCTCGAATAACAAATGGACCGCCGGTCTCAGTTCTCGCAACGCGAACCTGATGGAGAAGCTTGGGATCAAAGACAAGGAGACCGCCATCCATGCAATCCATAACCGTGACATCGTACCGTTCAAGTGGCCGAACTTCGGTGTTCGATCCTACCACGATCTGTGCTCGTGGCTTGGTACTCTACCCGCCGATCCCGGTCTAGGCCGGCACTGCCCCCATTGCGGTAAAACATCTAAGCAATGAGCCGTCACGCATTCCCGCTCGTCGAATCCATCAAGGTGGTCCATCTCTCAGATGGAAGAACCATCCGAGTGGTGCGTGATCGAACCGAAGAGAATCTAAAGACCAACTACGGAGATGGTGATATCCACCTCACTTGCGTGTCCCAAGCCCATGATCCCATCGAGATGATCAAGACCTTGGCCCGCATGGAGAGCGTTCGATCCGTAGAACTGGTTGATTCAAAGGGCAATGGAATCGTAGTCCACAAACAAAAATGAAACAGTCCTCAACACACGACCTCGTCAACGCGCTCAATATCCTATCAGCCGAACTAGATACCCAAGATGGAATCCCCAATGCGCTCTGTGCAGAAGCATCCACTCGTCTCCTTGAGCTGGTCCAGCTCACGAGCGACCTTACAGCACACATCATCTCCAACCCTGTGCATCATGGTCGATGCAACGCCAAGACCAAGGGTTCCTACTGCAACTGTATCCTGGCTCGCCTCATCACCGCATGAAGACCCCAAGGCAAGAGCAACCCTGGTACGAATCCCGCCTCTCAAATAATAAGAAACCTGGTCCCATAACCGAAGAAGAACGAACCATCATCACCGATGAGAACCGCCGGCTCATCGAGCAGTCCTCTCAGATAATTGCTTGGGGCATCGCTAAAGGCTGGATCGCTTACCCCGAACCAATAGAACGTCGCATATGGAAAATCCCTCAGCTCTCCCACCCTCCCGGTTCGTCAATCGATCCAACCCTGGAGTCGTAGTCACGGTCCTTCATGTTGGCCAGTATCGTCTCGCAGAACTCAAAGCTCCCGTCATCATCTACCAAAGAGGCAGCAACATCTACGTTCGCCTCACCTCGGAATTCCACACCAAATTCAAACCATATGAAGAAAGCTAAATCCAAGCCCGCCGCCTACGCCGCCAAGCCCAGCACCAAGAAGACCGGAACCTATTCCCCCAAAACTCAAGCCATCAAACGGCTGATGAAGATAGACAAAATGAAGTAGCCCCCAACGATCGGTCCCAAACAAACAACGATATGACACCGCACCAACGTGCGGCCCTTTGGCTTTCCAAGGTGCCGCCAGCCGTCTCTGGCCAGTCCGGACACTCAACTACCTACACCGCTGCCGTCGGCCTCGTACACGGCTTCCAGTTATCGGAGGCGGACTCTCTAGCCCTGCTCTCAAGCTGGAATCAATCCTGCCAACCACCTTGGTCCGATCGCGAACTCATCCACAAGCTCCGCGAGGCCGCTTCCAAGTCTCACTCCAAACCAGCCGGCCATCTCCTTCAGTCAGGGGTATCCCCCTCAACCGCTCCCTTCGATATCACCAAGGTATCATTCAAGAGGCCGTCACCAGCGGTTGCGCCCGATCCTCAAGCCAGCGAGTTCAAGCGGTTCCTTCAAGCCGCCTTCGCGCCCACCGAGGTGGTCTGCATCTGTGATGCGGTCGAGGAGGGTAAGCCAGTCACTGCTGGATCATTCATCCCCATCGAGGAATGGATCGCTCGCTTCGATGATCCGGCATCCCGCATCCTATCACCGGAACGCGAGGGTATCTTTGTTCGCATCAACCCCTTCAAGCCCAACCTCTACAGCGGCTCCGACAACGATGTCAGCGCGTACCGCCATGTCCTGGTGGAGTTCGATGACAAGCCCAAGGCCGAACAGGAGAAGCTCTTCCGCGATTCTGGCCTCCCGATCACCGTACTCATCGATAGCGGTGGTAAGTCCATCCATGCCTGGGTCCGCGTAGATGCGCCCAATCGCAAGGAATGGGACATTCGCCGGGATATTATCTACAGCAGCATCCCGGGCATCGATGCCAAGAACAAGAACCCCTCGCGCTACTCCCGGCTCCCCGGCGCATGGCGGAGTCCTACCTCCCAGCAGAAGCTGCTGGCCACTAACCTTGGCTCCGCTTCATGGGAGGATTACCTCACCTCCCGGGAGACCGATGACGACAAGTCCACGGTGGTCTCGATCAAAGACCTCATCAACTTCGATCCAGACAACGATCCGGATAACCTGATCGGCAAACGCTGGCTCACCCGCGGCTCCTCCATGATCATCAGCGGTGGTACCGGTATCGGGAAGTCCAGCCTCATGATGCAGATCGTCATCCGCTGGTGCCTCGGCCTCGAATTCTTCGGGATCAAGCCGGTGAAGCGATTGAAGATCGGAGTCATCCAGGCCGAGAACGACAAGGGCGACCTCGCCGAAGCCTTCCGCGGGGTCATCAAAGGACTCAACATGAGCGTCAGCGAGATCGCTATCCTCCAAGAAAACCTCCACTTCCGCACCGAAGCCGTCCGTACCGGCGACCAGTTCCTCGCCTACGCCCGCCGGTTCATCCACAAATCCAAGCTCGATGTCATCGTGGCTGATCCTTTGTTCTCTTACTTCGGCGGTGACCTCAGCGACCAGGGCGAGGTCAGCGTGTTCTTGCGTAACAAGCTCCAGCCCATCCTCCACGAGACCAAGGTCGCTTGGGTCTGGATGCACCATGTAGCCAAACCTCAGCGTAAGGAAAGCAACGAACCACTCACCACAATGGAACTGGCCCACTCAGGCTTCGGCTCCTCCGAACTCGCCAACTGGGCGCGTGAGATAGCCGTTCTCCATGAGGTAGGCCAAAACAAACCTAGAAGGTTCCAGTTGGCCTTCTGCAAGCGCGGATCGCGGCTCCAGTCTAGCTCACTTCATCTTCGTCATTCTCCCACGGGTATTCTGTGGGAGCAGTGGAACCCGATGATGATGACCGGGGCGCAACTGAAGGAGCCGCAACCACCTCCACATCGGCCAAGGCGGCGCGCATAGCTTTCCACCAGTCTTCTCCACCAGCCTCTTCCTCCTCGGCAGAGGCTTTTTTCGCTGCTTCCATCAATGTTTCATCGACGACGGGTTCGTAACTAGGAGCCTCCTCCTCCTTCTTCGATTCATCCTCCTCCTTACGCTTACCCGAACGCTTCCTTTCGAGTTGACCAATCGATCGTTCATGCTTCTTCACCGAGGTCTTCAGATACGCAACATCACGCTTGAGGTCATTGATGGTTCTCAAGAGCAACGAAACCTTGTCCTCATCCTGCGGAGGAACCCAGTCACACCCACGCCATTGCCGATGAACCATGTCATAAACAAGGACTTGAGACTTCTTGTTCCTCATGGAATTGAAAGCCCGGATCGCTCGACCAAGCTCACAGGCGAGATTCGCCATTATGTAGGCCAGAACCTCGGACTTAGCCGGGTCGATGTCATGGCGTTGCGGGGGCGTCAGTCGGAACATCGACCGAAGCGTGGAACCATTGTCCAGATAACTCATAGCAAGAGCAAATTGCGTCATGGACGATCCAGCGTCAAGATAAAGGAATGTTGATTTTGCAGTGCACCCCAAAGAGTTACCATAGCCACTACTACTCTCCCTAGAGGGAGATTCACACTCCCTCTACTAGGGAGTTAAAAACTGCTTACGCCGCAAGCTTTTCGGGGGCTTTGAAGGCCCCCACGCTGCGGCTGCAGTTTTTGAATGACCCTCTACTGATTACGAAGTATCAGGTATAAGGTGGTTGTGATGGTGGATCGGAGATGTCGATTGCTGGAGCTTGGATGGGTCTAGGAGCGCGTTTGATGCTCGGATGGGGTGTAGGGAGCGGAGAGTAGGGTTTTGAAGGCTAGAGAGGCGGTTGCTGGGACGACCCCGTTTCCGAGGAGTCGCAAGCGGTCCACCCGATTGGAATGCCCATCATCACTTCCACGAAGGACGGGTTCAATGGGCCAGACACGAAAGTTGGCCCACTCAATTCTCCCCGTCGCGCCATTGCTTCCAATGTCTTGGATTGCTGACTTGATCCGTTCAACCGAAAGCTGTCCTCGTTCGCACACGGTGTCGGTAGCAACGATGAAGACTCGGTTCCTGCGATGCGGCGCACCGCATTCCTCCGCGCTAAAGATTCCCCACGAACACCGGTAACCCAAATCTTCCAAGTCGCTGATGACTGTGGAGAGTCCCATCGAAATGTGTCCCTCGACGTTTTCGAGGAAGACAATTGCAGGTCGAACTGCCTCGATCCCTCGCTTGATGTAGGGCCAGAGATGCCGCTCATCGTCCTCACCTTTGCGGAGTCCGGCATGGCTGAAGGGCTGGCACGGATAGCCCGCACTGAGGATATCCACGCTGCCGTGAAGAAGACGCCACGGGAAATCCCGTACATCAGTCCAGATCGGAGCCGCATCAAGCGACCCATCTTCCATTCGCGTAAGTAACACCTCGATCGCGAACGCATCGATCTCCGCATAAGCAAGAGTTCGCAGGTCTCGGACAACGCTGCGGAGTCCAAGGTCGATGCCCCCGTAGCCGGTGCAGAGGCTGAGGTGTGTAACTGTTTTGGTAGTATCCATAATCCCATAGTCGTTGTTCGTTACTCGTTGTTCACACCGGCTCCACACTCAGGAACTCCCACCCGTAGCGATGAGCGTCCTCCTCAGCAGCCTCGCGGGCCTCGCTGATCGGTTCATGGTAGCTGGAGTCCTTCACGATCTCTCCATCCGGCTTGCGGAACGTGGCGACAATGCTGATCACAGCGCACCTCCGATCACCGCCCGAATAGTGGAGGCAAACACCACCGGCCCTTTGACCGGCTGGGCACCGTCCCAGTCCTCGATATCACCGAACACCGCGTCCGGATCTTTTACGAACGGGACTAAAGCTTGGATATCATTCCCGTAAATGTCCTGCCCCGTGTACAGGGTGCAGTTGGGGACGGTGATGGCGTTGGTGGGGTCGTCGCTGACAATGGTTTGTTGGTTCACGCCGCCCAACCTACCGCACCATCATCCACCTCGTCAAGGGGTAATCTTTCATGGCATGGAGAAATCCCTGTACCCCGATTCCCGATTCTGGAATTCCGAATTCCGAATTTCGTATGGCATATGGAGAATCTGGAATACCGCACCATGAGATCGCGGGGCTGGGGGGCGCACATGAGCGGCACATGAGCGGGCGACGGGGGGGGTCGGACACGGGATGTCCAATGGCAATAGCGGGGTGTGACATTCGATGTCATAGGGGGCGGTGAATTGAGACCAGGGGAACCTTATTCACATTGGAAGTGGCCTACTCTAAAGTGGTTGCTGTTGCGGTTCACTGGCAGCAAAAAGCGGTTCTGGCTGGCTGGCTGGCAGACTGGCAATGGCAGGGGCTTGGGCAATGGCCCCGCAAACGAGCGGAAAGGCCTCGTCTAGGGGCTTTTAATTGGCGGCAGGGTGTTGACTGCTGACGGGGCAAAGAAAAGGCCCCTAGGGGCTTCCTAGGGGCTTGCAACTGTCGGGGCTTGTCGGGGCTTGCTAGTTCTTACCGTTGCCAGCCAATGCCGACAGAACCAACAGTATTGTAAACAGCAGACATAACGCTAAATAGCCAAGGACACGAAGTAAGGGCTTCACTTAAGCTTCCTTCCGTCTATCACATCCACCCGATACTTCACACCGGGCTTTGTGACCAACTCACGCACACCATCCCAGCATGGCGCACACATCGCCCGCACGGTGGCGCATTTTCCCGTCTCGTTTTCCCACACGGAAAATTCAACGGCGCGACGATAGTCCATAAGGTTTTCACAGCGTGGGCAAAAAATCGCCCGCCCCACGGATGCTTTCAGGCTTTGCTTGTCGGAGCTGCGTTTGAACGTTTCAAGGATGTCTCTCATAAGCTTAAAAATTACGGATGATGACGCCGTTTTCCCATACCCGGACGCAGTCCGTGCGGTTCATGAGCCATTCAATCGGGTGCTCGTCCTTGGAATCCACGCCATCAATAAATCCGTAGTCCGTTGCTGCAGCCAAGGCCGTGGGATACTCGGCCCATTCACAGCACAAGGCGATGGGGTCCAATTCAAGTTCTGTGTCCGTGTCCTCTTCCACCCTTTCAAGGTGCTCAAACAAGGCGCGCAAGGCGTGATAGCTAAACTGATTTTCCCTTCCGCATGCGCGGAAAGCTTCAACGAATGAGTGCTGTGTGATGATGGTTTTCATGATGGTTTTTAATCGGACACCAATTGCCCGTTGCAACCCACGCTTTCGCATGGGCTGACACGGAAAATTCAGGCTTCGATGAAATGGACTGAACCCTTTCCGTGTGGCGGTATCCACACGTTTTCTATTCCGTTGCGGGCTCCGGCACAGAGTTGACACACAGCGCATGGGGTTCCATCGCGATCGGAAGCGCAAAGGGATTCGCCGATCGAAGCTTCGGATCCGACTCGGAAAGTACTCCACCCGAGTGACCGAGCGATCACAAGTTCCGCGATGCTGTCCACGGATGCCATAAGGAGGGTTTTCCACCCTTGAAGCGATGGCTTGCGCCATTGGTGTGTATAGCCTGTCCACCCCGAAGAAACCCCCGCGATGGCCAAGGCGAGGGAAAGGGGAATCCATGTGGGGTCACCGTAGGCTCCAAAGCGCACCTTGCGACCCACGAAAGCTTCAAGGGAGCGCAGCAAAGGATAGTTTCCGGCCCGCCATGACTTCCAAATCTGCAACGGAGCCTGTCCTTCGTTGACGTAACATGTCCGCTCAACACCGTGTTTACCGTCAACCTCATGACCCCGATGCATGCAATTGCCGCAAATAATCCTATCCAAGCCGGTTCGAATCGCGGTCACGGGGTCTTCCGCTTTGCAGAGAATCCAGATCTGGATCATGTCGCCGGTTTTCCGGTTATCGCTGGGGGTGGAAAACCCGGTGGCGATCACGACTCGGTCGTGATCCTCGTGGAGAATGAATCCGTTGCTCACAGGGAACCCCCTACAAGCAATTGCGCGAAGCAATAGGCAAGGGAACCTAGGACAATGGCCGATCCGATGAGGATCGCGAGGGCGGTTAGGAAGGGTTTAAGGGTTTTCATGATTTGAGACACTGGCCACAATGACCAGACCAGATGACTCCCAGCGGAAGTCACCGGATCCGGTCACAGAATGAAACCTTCGGACTCAAGGCGGGCTTGTTCCGCACGGAATAAATAGGTGAGCGGAGCGATGTTGTCCTCGGTCACGATGAGTCCAAAGCCCAAGTCCTCACACTCGGGCATGAGAATGTCGCCGATCTCAAGGGTTCCGGTGAAGCCGTCTTTAATGGTTTGCACGGGGCGAGAATGCGACGGGATGCGAGACAAGTCAACTCTGGGATACAAGAAAGGGGAAAAATGCTATCGGGGGGCATGGCCAAGGGGAAAAAAATTAAAAAAGACGTTCTCCAGGTTGAGACCTTGAATGGGGTTGGACATGGAATGTCGGAGGGTAAAAAGAAGAGGGTGGGGAGACCTGAAAAGTCCGTTTCTTCCGAACAGAAAAAAATAGCCCTGCGTGCTGCGTATCTCGGAATGCCCGAGGATCGCGTGGCTGTGCTGTGTGGGTTCTCGTGTGGGAACCCTGCGGGCTGGGGGCAATATC